GACCACTTGAATATAGATCAACCACCTTTTTCAAGTGTTCCGAACCAACCCATTGTCCTTCCTTTCTGGGCTCGTCCATTATAAAATTATTAGGGAGTGAATCGACTTCGTCCCTAATAATTTTTGTAAAATTTTTTAAATCCTTGAGCTCCATTTTTTATTATAACGTGTCTAATCTTTATCTTCGAAAGACATCGCAATCCATGAACCGATACCGATACCCGCACCCGCGAGAGCTGTGAGTGATAAAACTGATAATGATACGAGAGTATAACGCATTTATGTAATTAACACGTCTAATCTTTAATATAAGATGGGTATTTTACCATGGGCGCGTACGCGCCTTGGGCGAACAAAATAGAGGTCGTTCCTCCGACGACAATCAATGTTAGAAACCAACCGATGATCGTTTTACCCAGTACTTTGTAGTTGATCCCACCCGTGCCTTCTAGGAGAGCGACACCCGTTGTTGCACCGACCTGACAGTGGGTTGTCGAGAGCGGCCATCCGAGTCTGCTTCCTAAAATAATGACAGTGGCAGATGCGAGTTCGATACACACACCTCGACTCGCTGTAATTTTTCCAATCTTTGTTCCTAGAACATGAAGGATTTTATAACCATACGTTGCCAAACCTAATACAATGCCAGAAGCTCCCAGAGATAAAATCCAATACGCATCGTTCCCTAAATCATTTTTCTTCGACGAGACTTCACCGGATTTATAGATGGCCCATATGGTTCCAAAAGGTGCGATTGAATTTGCGACATCGTTCGCGCCGTGTGCGAACGCGCCACAACACGCCGTCAGAATTTGCATGTATCGCATGGAAATCTCGGTTCGTTCATCGAATTGTTCGGCGTTCGCGTGGATTTGTTTTATCGTGTCATCTTGATTGATTATATCCATTCTGTTATAATTGAGGGAATAAACGATGTGATCATATATTTTACCAAGGATCCCCCTATTAGGTTTTGGAATGTCTGGCTGAATCTCACAGACAGACTCGACGCGGTGTATCGCATCGTTTTCCTCTTCAAATATTCTTTGTGAATTTTTGAGTATGTATGGGCATACCATGAAGTATGATAAAATTGCGAGCCCCCCGCCGATACCAAACGCGTACGCGAACGCGATTCCGATCGGTGTATCAGCGAGGTTTAAATACGCAGCACCCTTGTAAACTATGAAAAATATATTGATACACACAGTTGTTCCTAAAATCAGAGGGAACGCCCACCTTGTTTTTTCAAATGATGTTGGTGAACGAAGTACAGCTGTACGAAGAGCGTAGAAAAATGCGGACGCGAATACGGCGGAAATTAGCGGTGATAAAACCCACGAGAATACGATACTAGAAACACCATCGAAAAATGGGAACATATCCGTGCTTTTATTCCATTTAACACATGAGGTGCCGCGCGCCGTCATCGCCATGCCTATCATGCCACCGATACAACTGTGGGTCGTACTCACCGGCATTTCGAGATGAGATGCCAGTATCAACCAGATTGATACCGCAAACAACACACATTGACAACCATACATGAGAATGGCTGGATCATCTTCAAAGCATGCATAATCAGCTATACCTTTCCTTACCGTGTCAGTGACATGACTCCCCATGAGTAAAGCGCCTGAAAATTCAAAAATTGATGCGAGACCGACCGCATGTTTAATGCTCAATGCGCCCGAACCCACCGATGTTGCGAACGCGTTTGCCACATCGTTCGCACCGATACCGTAAGAAGCCACAAACGCAAACACACCACCCAAACCAACGATCCATTCGAATGACGACAAGTCCATTGACATTGTTTGGGAAAAATATTTTTAAATTAATCACCCACCTGTACATTGAATTAAAGAAATATGACATACGTATATACAAATGCACAACGTCATCCCCGGTCACACCGGTATAATTGTCGGTGATCAAACGGACATGATTAGACGGACGATCGAATCGACGAAACCAAAACTCATTAGAAAAACCATGTGGAATCCATATACTATGAGCAAAGTATCTCGTTTATATAGGGAAGACAATGGTGAACCGTTTAATTTCGTTCAATGGCGATATTCATATCTATTGAAAGATGAATAATTTACACATTTTTCTCTCTGGGTGGAGATGACCGAACTTTTACAAATTTCCCTTTAACTCTTGCTCGAGCGTTCGAAGCCCTTTTACGAGATGGATATCGAATCGTCGCACTGGAAATGGGTTTTTTACGCTTTTCTTTCCAGCGAGCTATGCTTTCAGCGCGCCTCTTCTTAGTAGCAGATATCGGAATGTTATTCTTAGAATTGTATTTATTCCAAAATTCGGCGAACCCATTATTCACATTCGTAATGAGTTGGTTTATTGACATTTTAGACATACTCTTAATACGTTCGTTCATGTAACTATTAGGTGACATTTACTATAACCATACAAAAAATAAAAATGGAACTTAAAAGAATCAGACCATGGGATGACAAGACAATATGGACGATCTCAAGGCCGCTATGCGGCTGATTGATTCAAATTCAAAGAACATCTGTGAGGGTGATTATTTAGAAATTTGTCGAAATTTGAAAGACGCGTACGACGATCTAGAGGAAACTAAAAATTCTAGTTCAGATCACCCATATTTTGGTTTTGATGGACGCGTGTTTCCAGAGACTATTGATCTTGGTGATATCAATTTACCAGACGCCGCGCTCATACACCTCGATAATTCATTCGGGCGAGAAATGTGCCTCATGGAAATTGAGATGAAAAAAGCTGAAATACGGGTAATAAAAAAATTACTCAAAAAAAATCAAGAGATACATCGCATAACCGAACGCTGGCGAAGCGAAGCCGTGTTTATATTCTGTAAGGTGCATGACATTACACTAGAAACCTACACGCCACATGAATACACAATGAACATTAGAAATGCGCCACCCGTGAATGACATGATCGCCGAATATGTCACAGCGATTAACCAATATAGATTACAAATCCGAAACGATTTACATAATAGACGTACCGGACTCGAACAAGACGTGTCGTGGATCACCGGGGAATTCGATCAAATCGAAATGGATCTTTTTCACGTTCTTATAGACTAAATAAAATATAGCTAAATTTTAAATGATCAATGCGTTGACCCTCAGAACACCCATGGCAAAAATTCGAACCCCTCGTCGACAGAGACGACGCGTCATAACTCGAGCGAGCCGCGAAGAAATCCCACCCGCTAAAATGATCGAAGCCGTCTCGGGAAAATCCGCCATATACGGTGTGATTTTAGGAACCGCGAATTGGGTCGCAGGTGATATCAACCCACTCCAGCAATTGCATTACGCAGAATTTATTGGTTTGGCTGTTTTTTGTTCCAGTTTATCAGCGATTTCCGTGGATAGATCTGTTGAACGCTGTCAAAATATAAGGGAATTTGAAGAAATGACCTATCTCAAATCTGGTCGAGTCGCAATGATGATTTTCGCTGCGACCATACTGGGCTGTTCTTTGTAATAAAATCTGACGATATACTAGATGACGATCGATATTGGAGCGGATGAATGTAACGCGAATCCAAGCGATGATCGTTGCGGATGTCATAATTTAATGACAAAAGATTGTAATGTAGCAGAAAACGCTGAACTCCCAGGGTGTTCGAAAGCATTGGAGTGGGAAAATTCCCTTGTTGGCATGCTTGCGGTCACGGAAAGTCACGATTCTCAAGTTGGTTTAGCGAAAGCAAGCATTCGAGAACGTTACCATTGCGCACCGGGTGTGTGTGATCACGAAAAAGAATACATACCCGAATCGAAGAAGAATAAGACTGCTCTGGGTGTGTGTAATTTTAAAATTAACATATGTAAGGCAGATCTGAAACAACGCGGTGATACGGTGAACGTCGATAATTTCATGGACTGTGAAATTAATGAGAACCGAATCGAGAATCAATGGAGTATTTTGAGCAGTATCCAAGGTACCGGTGCCGAGGAAGGTATTCGTACCGCCGAGCATGCGGCGGGGTTAGCTTACGCGAACCGTAAACTCCAGAACAAAGGATACAGAGAGTTCCATGATCGTCAGGCTTTGCGCCGGGAAGAAGAAAGAATCAGAAAGGCAGCATTTGAAGAAGAAATTTTGGATGCGACACAGGAGAGGGATGAAAGGAGACGAGAAGCGCAAGCCGAACAATACACGAAATTTTACCTATTGGCATTGTGTATCATTTTATTCGTGATACTTTTAATTTTAAATATCATGTAAATATAGGATGGTTCTCATGCCAATGTCCAATACGGAAGAGACCCCAGAGAGATATTGCGAGGATTCAGATAATCGAGACTCTGCTGGATGCGAACCGGTCACCCTAGACTGGTGTTCGAAGGCGGAGAATCGGATGGATCACCGTTGTTCATGCTATAATGTAGTCTATGGTTATTGTGATGATCAACCGGGTATCCCCGGGTGTAAAGAGGGGTTGGAATATGTTGAAGAGAGTATGGAACACATACCACCAACACCCGGTAAACCCCATCACGGTATCGCTAGACTGCAATACATGCGTCGTTTACACTGTCCGGGGAATGTATGTGTCGGGTATAATAAACCAAAACCAGCGGAATTATCGGATTTATATTTGAGCGCACCGTGTTCGTTTAACTTGAACATGTGTAATCAAAATACACAAATTGATACGGCGGTCGGCGATACTAGTGTACTCACCGTCTGTGAGATTAACGAAAATTTTATGGGAACTGACCCTTGGGAGTATGAAGTCGATGAAGACGAGTTACGATACCAGGAACGCTTACACTGGAAAGAGACAGTGGATACCGAAACACAACGTCAAGATGATTTAGATGCTCGTAGATTAGCTGTAGAAAAGGCTAAACAAGACCGAGAATTTAAAACGATCGCGGCGATGGGCGCCGGGACAGTTTCTGTATTTTGTATAATAGTGTTATCGATCATGATGTAATAAATTAAAATATCAATTAATATAAATGGGTAAGGTGGTAAAACTCTTTGTCATCCTAATTATATTAATAGCCCTAGGGGCCGGGGCTTGGGTCGCGGCAGACAAATTACCCGGATTTGATTCGGGTGATGGACAGAGTTTTATAACCGCCGACGTACTGAAGCGTCTCTACGGTGACGAGGAATTACCGGAGGGACTAGTCGCTTTAGTACCAGCAGACTGTCAAGCCGACGACGATGCTTGGGTTAAGAAAGGTGAATGTCAAGTCGATGGTCTTGCGTTGACCGGTAGTATAAACAGTTGTGGTGCGGGTAAGGAAATTTGGATTCGAGACCCAGACCATTCTAGTTTTGTAGCCCCCGTCGGTGATGGAAAGTGTGAGGAGGAGGAGAGGGATTGTAATGTTGAATGTCCCGTTGACTGTGAGGGTGATACGTATATCGATTCAGATCCACCGTGTATAACGCCGACGGGGGTTACTTTGGATGGGGTCAATAAGTGTGGTGTGGGATTAAAAACATATGAGTTGGACACATCGGCACCTGATTACGTGGCCCCTATCGGGAAGGGTACGTGTCAAACACATTTTAAGAACTCATGTGAGGTCGGGTGTCCCCAAGGTGTTCGCCCCGAGACGTCGTGTGTTGACTATGCTAATCCACAGAAGAGCGCAAACGGATGCCTTGTATCCCAAATGCCTGGTGCTCGACTGGTCACATACGATGAACCTGGATTTCAAGAGTGGTTCAGATTACCCGTGGACCCTACAGCACCTGGATGTGATGATAAGG